GGAGCGCCACGATGGTGTCGCGCGGCAAGCCAATCCGCTCGGTCTCGTTCACTATTGCTGGTGGCGATCTCGCTCAGACCTCCGCGCCTGACTGGGAGTACGGCTACAGCCAAGGCTACGCACTGACTGCCGCTGCGACCTACACGCTCGTCAAGGCGTGGCTCCCAGGGCAGTATGTGAAGCTGACCGCACCAGCGCTGGACCTCTCGTCCACTATTCTCTACATCCCTACAATCACGATGCGGTTCGCTCAGGGCGGCGGCTCCTATCAAGTCGAGTATGAAGTCCAAGGAGACTTCCGACGGCAGTATCTGAAGGGCCTGAGCGTCCTTGTCGGAGGAGAATAACGATGGGTAAGTACGGCACAAACCTAGAAGGCTTCGGAGCGTTTGAGGGCGGCGTAAACGCCGATAAGGGCGCGCCTCTCATTAGTACATCGAGCGACGGCGAGACAGCGCTGCTCTTTGGTCCAGCTGCGCTGCGAGAGATTCAAGCTGGCGTGGCGAATGGCGACTTTGCCATCCCACCAGATGCTGCTGGCGATGCGATTAGCGAGAGCAACCCACTGCCCTACTTCACAGCCCAGGACTTCGGCAATGGCAGAATCACCGCAACCATTGCAGATGCCACTCTTGCCGCAGGGCAACAAGTTCTGCGCTTTACTATGACAAGCGCTGTCAACGGCGACTATTTCTTTATTGACCGCTTTGTCTCTATCCCAACTTCGGAGGCTCGATCCTTTGGCAACCAGCCAAGGTTTGCCGTCTCTGCTGCTACCTCATCAGCAAACTATCAACTGTACATTGCGTCTCAGTACTATGAAGCAGATCTAACAACGACTGCAAGTGCCTTGCGAGAAGGCCAAGTCACTGGTTCAACAATCGCAACCTCACTGGCTGCATTGTCCAACGCTGGTGTTGAGTACCAGTCAAACACAAACGGCACTGGCAACGCACCTGCTGATGCTGCCTTCCTTTGGATCAGGGTCGGAGTACAGGTGACTGGCAATGTCACAGCAGCAACGCTTGACCTTTCTGAGATTCGTATTGACCGCTCACAAATTCAATATCTTGTGACGGATCAAAGTCTGCCTGACCTATACGGCCCTGCTTCGCTTTATCTTTTGTCAGGCAATCTGTTCGTAAGCAATGGCGGCATCGTAGGCTCAGAGCCAAAGTTGATCCTTGGCGCTGCCTCAGGCGACATCAGTCTGGATGCTAGGACCCAAGGCAAGACGATCACGCTGACGAGCGCATCTCGAACTGGTAGCACGGTCACCATCGTGACAGCGAGCGCGCACGCTTTCGCCAATGGCTATGAAGTAGTCGTCGCTGGAATCACTGGCGCGGCCGGTACAACGATGAACGGCACATTCATTGTGACCGTGACTGACTCTACCACCTTCACCTACACCGCAGCTGGTACGGCTGGATCTGGAACGGTGACCAGCGCAACGGTCAAGGCAGGTCCAGGCTCAGGCATCATCTATCTCAAGCCAGCCGCCACCGCCGCAGGGCGCGTGCAGGTCGATGGCGATCTAGTGATTGACGGCGATAACTCCTTGTGGATCTCGCGCGCCACAAACACAGCAGCGCAGGCGCTGGTGAACAACACCTCAACTACAGTCCTGCTAAATACGGCAAGCGCTACGCCCACCACCGGCTCCTATGATCCAAATGCCTGGTTTGACAACGCCAACGATGAGATTCAAATCGGTACCGATGGCTTCTATGCTATCAGCGGAAACATTGCCTTCGCCGCTAACGCAGTTGGCAGGCGATCGCTCTCAATCATTGTCAATGGCGCAGATGCTGGAACAATGCAGGTTCTTGCATCACCAGCTGCCTCAACGATTCTTTCTGTCTCAACAAATCTCTACCTAGCGGCAGGCGATACAGTCAGGCTGACTTGCTTGCAGCAATCAGGTGGCGCTCTCAACACAGTGGCAGTCACTGGCGCGTATCCGGCCCTAAGTGTCGGAAGGATCGGTGCGTAATGGACGCTGAACTTCAGGCACTCAATGAAGCCACTGCGGCCTCTGCCTTGCAGGGCTTGCAGATCATCCTTCTTGACCAGATTGACGGCGTGTGGACTGCCATCGCATCCGACAAGATGGACGGCGAGCCGCTGGTCACAGGCACTGGCGCAACTCGAACTGACGCGCTGCTGGCGCTGACTGCCGCGCTGGAGTCACGATGACCCCACGCCAGATTGACTCGCTAATCGAACGACTGGACGCACACTCCGCAAAGTTGGATCAGGTGCGCTCCGATGTGGACAGGATCAAAGGAGGATTGGTGGTGATTGCCGCGCTGTTGTTCAGCGTGCTGATCCCACTACTCGCATCGCTGCTCTCTAAGTGAAGCGGCTCGCGTTTCCACTGCTGGGCATCATCCTGACCTGCTCTATGGTCGCGCCGATTCTGGCGATGCCTGTCTGGACATTCACTACCACCGGCGGTGGCTCGGTCACAGAGTTAGATGGTGGCTTCACCCTGGCTGGACCCAATCAGGGAGGCGGCTCTAACACCGCGTCCTACACGGCCGTCGCCGAGAGCGACTTCACCTACTCCGCTTTGTGGCACTTCACCACCACTGACTCGCCATTCTTTGACCGTCCGCTCTTCCTACTCAATGGCGTAGAGACCGTGCTCGTGCAGCCCAATGGCGGCAACGATGTGCAGGGCAGCATCCTCATCGAGCTGCAAGCAGGCGATGTGTACGGCTGGGCGATCAACGCCACCGATTCCTGCTGCGGTGCTGGCTTCCTGACGATTACCGATCCGACCTATGTCGTGCCATGGCCCACTCTAGAGTCAAGCCAAGAGCCTTCAGTTGAGCCAAGTCCAGAGCCTTCGCCAAGTGTGGAGCCTTCTCCAGAACCAACGCCAGAACCGTCACCATCTGTAGAGCCAAGCATTGAGCCGACTCCGACACCCACGCCGGAGCCGTCACCAAGTGAGGTGCCAAGTGTCCAACCATCGCCGATCCCATCACCGACTCCCACACCCAAGCCGTCGCCCACGCCTGACCCCACGCCAGAACCTAGTCCGAGTGAGTCCCCTTCTCCTGATCCCACTGCTGTACCTAGTGACTCACCATCCGTAGCTCCGAGCGTGGAGCCAACACCTGAACCGACCTCATCGCCAGATAACATAGGAGAGCAAACGGTTGCGGCAGTTGGTGAGGCTGTCGCTGCTGTCGCTGAGACTGTGACTAAGGCAGTGGAGGCGATTACCAACCTAGGCAAAGATCTCTCACCTGCCGAGAAGAAGAAGGCTGCGCCGGTTGCTGTGGCAATCGTGATCAGCCAGGTGGCAAGTGCTGCTGTGGCTGCTGCATCTAGCGCAGCAACTGCGGCGAGAAAGGCAAGCAAGTGATCAAGCGCATCATCGTTGACCTAGTAGGCGGAGCCTGGACAATCCTAGGCTTGCTCTTCGCTGTCGTTGTTCTGCCAGAGGGCGACACGCAGTCCACGATGGCCGCACTCTTCGGCGGTCTGACACTGATCTGGCTAATCACAGGACCACTTCGATGGATGGAGGAGTAATGAAGTACAAGGTCAAGTCGCAGCTCTATTCCGACGCAGAGGCGCAACTAAAGGGCGGCAAGCAGATCCTTGATGACTGCACCTGGTCATCCTGTGCCGCCGCAGTCTCGTGGGCTTCTGGCTACACGGTCGACTACAGCGCCGCTGACGGTGTTGCAGCAATGAAGAAGGTCACTGGGCGCAAAGATATTCAGGGCAAGTCCGATAACGGCGGCTCTCTCGCCGAGGCTGCAAAGGTCATCGCGCACCTAGGTGGCAAGGCTCGCTACGCGAAGTCTTGGGCGGACGCGGTCGCAGCCGCTAAGGGCGGCGCTGCTCTACAGATCTGGGTACAGCAGGGACCAGCCTTCTATCCAGCAGGCGTACCGATCAGCAAGTGGCACGACGGTTGGAAGCGCTACTGGACCAAGAAAGACCCTAAGACCGTCACCGCTGGCTACGGCCATATGACGAGCGCAGGCTATGACGATGTTGACGGCTGGCAGTGGGCGTGTCCGACGCGCGACGAGAAGGTCGCCGCTGAGAAGTACGGCGTGCCGGTCACAGAGGCGCAACTCCGCCAGATCGCCAATAGCAAGTTCAAGGCGAAGAAGGCTGGCGTTGACTACAAGTGCATCCTGATCGTCACCCACCCAGGCAAGGTCGCAGCGCCAGCCCCAGTGGCTGCTCCAGTAGTGGCCCCAGTTCCAGCACCAGTCGCTGCGCCAGTTGTGGTAGCGCCAGTCGTGCCTGCGGCACCTACGCCAGCACCTGCTCCTAGAATCGTCGCAGAGGCACCTAGGAGCCACGCAGAGCCACGAAAGGTGGCAAAGGGTACTAAGACACCTGACGCTGTACAGGCGCAGTTGGATCAGATCGGCAAGGCTGACTGGGGCGCGCTCGCCGCAGACGGTCTCGCCGTCATCAATGCAGCAGCCGCTGCGACTAGAAAGGAAAAGGGTATGAGCCGAATCTGGGCAGGTATCAAGTATGTTGCCGCGAACACGCAGATCGATGAGATCGCGCTGGACTTTGTCCGCACCTTCCTCACGGTCAGCATCTCGGTGGCGCTCGGTCTGGGCATCCCACTCTTGGACATCCAAGGTGGCGACTTCCGCACCATCGTCTCCGCCGGTCTCGCCTCAGGGCTGGGCATCGTGGTGAAGGCCTTAGATCGTGACAATGGGGCATACGGCCTCAAGAAGAACTAAGCCGTGCCAGTCCGAGTCAAGCGCCCCTACGGCACTTGCTCGGTCTGTGAGCTACAGAGCAGGGTCTGGGAGGTCGAGTCTGAGCAGGTGCTCCTGTGTGGCATCTGCCTCAGGCTCCTCATCGCCTTCGCTCTAGAGGACTTGTCGCAGCCGTCCTAGGCGGCTTCCCCTGGGTGGACCCTCCCCACCCAGGGGCTATCCACCCTGCATAAAAGATATTCACGCAACACGGTTGACAGCCGCGAACCGTTGACCCTATGATGCCTATGTCAGGCAGGACACAGCCACTCGGCTGGACTGACAAGGAGGTCAAGATGACAAAGAGCACACAGGGCAAGTTCACCGATGGCAAGACCTATTCCATCCGGCCATACAAGAACGGCTGGAGGCTGACTATCCGCCGAGACGGCAAGTACCTCATCGCCTTCACGGTGCTTGATGGTTTCGTACTTGAGCAGATGGTTGCCTCATACGAGCTGACCGGCGATTACTTCGACATTTATGCGTCGTATGAAATCAATGTCATTCAGCCGTACATCCGCGCGGCTTACGCAGCGCAGGCGGCGTGCTAATGAAGTCAGCAATCATTGACGGTATTGGGTACGCGATCTTCATCGCGTGCATCTACATCGTGTTGGTAGTAGGAGGGTCACTGTGAAAGTCAATCGTAAGAGCACGCCCAAGATGGTCGTGCGGCCGTACTTCACATCGGAGTACCAGCGCTTAGAGCGCCGAGAGCGAACGCGAGAGCGCGCCAAGTTCACCGTCGCATTGATGGCGGCGTGGATCATCGCGGTGATCCTGTTCGAGCTGGTGATCCGATGAAGAAGTGGAAGTGCGTGATCTGCGCGCGGCAGATGGTCACCGAGACCAAGCCGTCGCTGATTGAGCGCCTGTGCGCTGACTGCAATGTCAGTCACTGGAAGAAGGTCGTAGACATCTACAGCAACGGAGACGAGGAGCGACTGGCGGAAGCCAAGAGCAAACTGCGCGCCGCAGAGAAGGCGCTGAGCAAGACACGGCAGGAGGTGACCCAGTGAGCAAGCGTTACGAGTTTGTATCAGCGCCACAGCGCAGCCCAGAGTGGTTCGAGATGCGGAAGGGCGGCATCACCGCCACCGGCATTACGGCCATCAACGGCTCGTCGCCGTACAAGACCGCGTACCGACTCTGGGCAGAGTTGACTGATCAGATCGGTGAGCAGCAGGCAGGAGCAGCGGCACAGCGTGGGCAGTTGCTAGAGCAGGCGGTCGCCGACTACTACACCGCCGAGACTGGCAAGAAGCTGCGGAAGTCGAACGGCATTGTTCGCCTCAAGGAGCACCCTTGGGCGATGGCTTCGCTGGACCGCACCATCGTTGGTGATCCTGAGGGGCTGGTAGAGATCAAGACCTCAACCAGCAACCGCTGGCAGTTGTTCCCTGTGCCGCCTGAATATGTGGACCAGGTGCAGTGGCAGATGTTCGTCACTGGTGCCAAGTACGCCGATGTGGCAGTCCTGCTCTCTGGCTTGGTGTTTCGCATTGAGCGTGTTGAGGCTGATCCGATCTACCAGACGATGCTGTTCGATAAGGCCGTGGCGTTCCTGGACTTGGTCAAGACCAAGACTCCACCGCCGCTGACCGGCAACGACAGCGACACACTCGCGGAGGTCAAGCCGCAGAGCAGCAACACCTACGCGAAGGCAGATCCGCAGCTCGATCACATCGCTCGTCTCTACATTGAGGCGAAGGCTGAGGCAGAGGCTGCTGACGCTGCACTCAAGGAGATGGCAATCGCCATCAAGGAAGCCATCGGTGACGGTGAAGGCGTGAAGGGTCAGGGCTGGCTTGCCACTTGGAAGCAGAACAAGAGCAGCGTCAAGGTGGACTGGGAGAGCATCGCGGATGTTCTGCGAACGGTAGCACCAGACACCTACGGTGAGGCGGTCACACGCTTCACCTCAGAGAAGCCAGGGGCGCGCGTGTTCCGAGTCTTTGGAAAGGAGGATCAGTCGTGATTGAAGTACCTGTTGATACCGCACTCCTGCTCGAAGCGGAGCAGATGTTCAAGGAGGCGAAGAGCAGCGATCACCTGCGCTTCCGTACCGAGAAGGCGAAAGGCAACACCGACTGGACAGGCGTGATGGGTCAAGCCGTCTTCGCCGCAGTGCTACGAATGGAGCGCCTGCCGTTCAAGTTTGTCAACATCACACAGCGTGACTTTGAGGTGTGCGGCTTGAAGGTTGAGGTGAAGAGCAAGGTGTGGAGCAAGGCTCCGTGGCCGAGCGATCCGGTCAGCGTCTTCAACTACATCAAGGATCACCAAGATGTCGACTACTACGCCTTTGTGCATCTGCAACTCGGACCAGGCGAAGACCGCAATGGTCCGCCAAGCTTTACGCGATTCCCTAAGGCGTATTTCTTAGGGGTGAGGGATGCCAAGTCGTATATGGCAGAAGCAGAGGAGGTCAAGAAGGGAACGATCTTTGATAGTGGTCACGAAGCAAAGGCAGACTCAATGAATCTGGCGGCCGCAAAGTTGTTGCCAGTCACAGTATTAGGAGGGAACGAGAATGAGTAAGCAAATCGCAGCAGCGCTCGCAGCGCCTTTCACCGGCACGGATCTGAAGCAGCGCCCAGGGCGCGGCGGAATGACCTTCACCTACGCAGATGCACGAGCCGTAGCTCAGCGCCTAGACGATGTCTTGGGCTTGGCAGGCTGGCAGTTTGAGGTCAAGGTGGCAGACCCTGCCGCCAAGGTAGTCCACGGCACACTGATCGCCGTGATCGATGGCGTGACCACCGTCCGACAGGACTTTGGCTACCCAAACAGCGCACAGGATGACGAGCCATACAAGTCAGCAGCCTCCGACGCTCTGCGCCGCTGTGCAGCCCAGATTGGTGTGGGGCGGTCTCTTTATGCGTCAGGCACTGGAGCGAGCCTCTCCGTGGCTCCTAGGGCGGTCTCCGTTGATTCTGTGAGGGTATCTCAGCCGTCGGTTTCTACGAGTGATCCAGTGATCGCAGCCGCCCTGCTCTTCGCAGAGGGCGAATGCCCAGAGCACCGCACGGCTTGGCAGTTCAAGCCAGCAGGCGTGAGCAAGACTGGCCGTGAGTACAACGCGTTCTATTCCTGTGGTGGGAAGGACAGCAGCGGCCAGTTCTGCAAGCGCAAGCCCAGCATCGCCTGGGTGAACGCACAGACCGCGCCACTCGGCGAGCCTGAGCGCAACGAGAGCGACCTAGAGTCACTGCCGTTCTGATCTGAGCGGCATCATCTACGGCTGGGAGAGACTGGCGACCTCCACCTCTCCCAGCCACTAACACAGAGCGGAGGACTAGATGGTTTGGTTCAAGTGGGTAGCAAACGCACATCGAGATGCGGAGATCTCGGCGCTGACTGACACGCAGTTCCGCGCGTTCATCACGATTATTGGTGAGGTCAAGCTGTTGCGCTCCGGCGGAGTGTTCAAGAACCGACAGCACCTCAAGACCGTCATCGGCGCACGCCTGTTTAGGGGTGTGGAAGGATTGTTGAAAAGTGGTCTCCTGACCGAATCTGGAGACGGTGTCATTGCCGTCTCAAACTATTCTCGCTATCAAGTCGACCCCACCTCGACCTCTCGTGGAGAAAGGTACCGAGCACGAAAAGAGGGTGGGTTGACGGACAGAGAAAGAGAAAGAGAGAGAGAACAGAATAGAACCCCTATATCCCCTAGACGCTCTGGCTCTGGACGGCTCACGCCGCTAGGCGAGATTCTCGGAGGGAAGCGCTAAATGCGCGTCAGGTCAGAGAACCCATCAGCTCGTGCTCTGGCATTGAGGAAGATCAGAGAGAACGAGACTCCTGAAGAGCGAGCACATCGAGTGCTCAAGTACACGCTCTACAACCATCGGATGACGATGGAGCAGTACATGGCCTTACGGCTGGCGCAGTTAGACCGGTGCGGTGCGTGCAGGGAGCCACTCCGCTTCGGTGAGCCAAGAGCAGTGACGGTCGATCACGACCCACGCTGCTGCCAGTACGAAGGTCTGGGTACCAAGAGGACAAAGGGTCAACCGATCTCGTGCGGCAAGTGCGTCAGGGCGCTGCTCTGCGGACCATGCAACCGAGCAATCGGATTCCTGGAGCGCTATCCACAGCGCTTGCATATGTGGATTGAGTATGTGAGGAGGGTGAACAAGTGAGTGAGCTGGACGAGCGCCACTGTCTTGGCTGCGATGATGACTGGCCAGCCGATGAGGAGTTCTACGACGGAACCGCCCTGGTATGTCGAGCCTGCGTGACTGAGGGTGTTGCAATGCAGCGACCAAAGCCAGTCAAGAAGCGTGGCTATCGAACGCCAGAGGCGGAGCGGCAATACCAGCGTGAGAAGTACGCTCGTCATCGTGATCGCTACCTAGCCGGTATGCGCCGCTGGTATGAGGCTAACCGCGTTGCGCGCAACGCCAAGCGCCGCGCGCAATACGCGGCACAGGAGGTCTAAGTGCTACTCGTTGGAGACTGCGTTGAGCAGATGAGGACGCTGCCAGCGGATAGCGTTGATGCCATCGTCACCGATCCGCCATACGGCCTTGAGTTTATGGGCAAGGCGTGGGATGGCTTCGGCACACCGCTCGGCTTCCAGACTTGGAGCGAGCAGTGGGCGCGTGAGGCGCTGCGCGTGCTGAAGCCAGGTGGACACCTGCTCGCCTTCGGCGGCACGCGGATGTATCACCGGCTCGCAGCTGGTATTGAGGATGCTGGATTTGAGATCCGCGACACGCTGATGTGGCTCTACGGCTCAGGATTCCCAAAGAGTCTTGATGTGAGCAAGGCGATTGACAAGGCTGCTGGCGCGGAGCGTGAGGTGATCGGAAGCCGAGCATTGACTGGAAATGGCAAAACAATGAAGTCTGGTTTCCATCAACCAGATGGCAGCGGTGCAGGAGAAACCGCAAAAGCAGAGTTGCATTATTTCACCACTCCATCAACCGAAGCAGCAAAGAAGTGGCAAGGTTGGGGAACCGCACTAAAGCCAGCCGTTGAGCCAATCGTGCTGGCACGAAAGCCGCTCATTGGCACCGTTGCCGAGAATGTGCTGACCCACGGCACTGGCGCGCTGAACATTGACGCAAGCCGGATTGGGACGGAGGATAAGTTTGGAGGCGGCGCAAAGGCAGTTAGCATCTACGGTTCTGATGGCAACTATCAGCCAGGTCCAAACGCATTTGTAGCATCACAGAAAGGTGGTCGCTGGCCAGCCAACATCTTGCTTGATGAGGAGGCCGCCGCACTGCTTGATGAGCAAAGCGGCGTGAGCCTAAGCACTATTGACAAAACCCAGATAAACAGAAAGGAGAGTCGATCCTGGTTCACTGGCTACCAAGTGCAAAGAGAACAACGCGGAGACAGAGGCGGCGCTTCACGATTCTTCTATGTTGCAAAGGCAAGCCGCGCCGAGCGCAACGCTGGGCTTGATCAACGCGGAGGCTTCGCTAATCGTCAAATGTTTGGAAGCGGAGGAGCTTCGCTTGATGGAATCAGTAGCTCAACAGCAACAAGAAACATCCACCCAACCGTGAAGCCAGTTGCGCTGATGCGCTATCTGATCAGGCTGGTCACGCCAAAGGGCGGAACGGTGCTTGATCCGTTTATGGGGTCAGGCACTACGGCAGTTGCAGCCATTGGCGAAGGGGTGAACTGGATTGGCTGCGAACGAGATCCAGAGTATGTTGCGATCATTGAGGCGAGAATCGCCGCAGCGCAACCTGGTATGGGATTGAACTTAGAGGAGGACACCAAGTGAGCGCACACATCGCATTCGTTGGACCACAGGGATCAGGGAAGAGCACGCTGGCAGAGATGCTGGAGGAGCGGCGCAAGAGCCGGTACATCGTGCTGCCAATCGCGCAGACCATCCGTGAGGTGGCATCGCTCGCCTACGGCGTGGACTTCGACAAGAGCAAGCACTACGAGCAGCGCCGCCTAGGCTTGGATGT